CTGCAAAACAGACAATGCTTTGTCGAAACCACGCTTCACAAATTTTGTTAGCACCCTTGTTCGTACTTGCATACGACCCTGCACTGAAGCCTGTACCATGTTCGCTTCTGCTGCTGTACGTATGTTCTTTACTTGTCCTCGTTGGTAGTCTGCCATACCTGCGATGTTCTTGATGTTGATAGTGGCTTGATCAAGATGTCTGTTGAAATCAAATGTCGTTGGCATGTCTGGTGTAACGTAAACCATGTCACCAACTAAGTTCTGACCATCTGTTTCAACTGGAACAGGTTCCCAAGTTTGAGAGTTCATGAAACGGGATGCATCTTCTTCATTTGGAAACATTGCTTTGTCATAAAACATGCGCTTTGGAAGGCGTCTGACAATCTCTCTTCTTGCACTTACCAACTCATTGATGTCTTGCTGTAAAGGCGCAAGTAATGTAACGTCAGGTATACCACGCAACCTACCGACACCATCATGGAACACAAGTTGGTCATATGGATTTCCATATGGCAACTCGGTACTCATCAATATTTGCCCTGTTCCTGTATGAATGTGGTACATCAGTTTCTTTCTGAAATCCCAATACTCATGCATAGTTACGTATTCTTTGAGCATCTCTTGTTCATATTGCTTGTCATCGTAACCATCGTTCATGTAATCAGCAATCAAAGAACGAGGAAAGGTGTCAGGCTTTATTACTTTTCCGTTTGTAAGGACATAGTAACCGGATTCTATTCTTTGTCTAAGAACATCGATATGTATAATAAACCGCTCACTTGCCCAGCCAACATCAGTCAATCTACGTGCTGAAGGGTCAAACTGAACTTCCCAAGGCATCTTCATACGCCATATGACCTGACCTCTTTCCATTGACCAGGTTATTTTACGCACAGCACCAATAGAAAACAACATGGCATGCAGGGTTGCTTCTCTGGTTGTTTCATCTAAGTTGTCTCGTTCTGCCATCCAGTTCAATACGGATGCAATACGTCTCCCGACAAAAGTCGTATCGTCATATCTATCAGGTATTTCGTAAGTACGTTGGCGAGCATCTAATACTTCACACTGCGGCAAATCTAAAGCCAAAGAACTTGTTATTGTATCAATAATTGGAAAGATTTCATTTTGTTGAGCATTGTAATTTTCAAGGTCTGAAGCGACAGCATAACCATCGCCTTCCCAAAACTTACCACGCCAATATGAAAGATTTCTAGCGTCTTCCCTAGCAATGTTGTTTTTGTAGTATTCTTCAGACTGCTTGATTATACCAACAAGTTTCTTCGCTGTTTTTTGCAGTTTCTGCTTGTCTGACATTTGCTTTGGTTCATCGTTACCGTAACTCATCTGTGCCTTCCCCAGCGTGTATTTGCTTCCGTTTGACTTGACGCATCTATTCTTCTTTGTAACCTTAACATGGCTTCTGCCGCCAATAATTTAGGGTCTTTACGTCTAGAGCGCCATTGCGAACCTCTCTTTTGCATGTAAGCCCATGCCGCTCCAGCCCATGCTGATGCCAAGTCATAGTGGCCACCTTCTTGATCTCGTGATCTTGCACCCCAAGTACCCCTGTAAGACATCAGTTGCCTAAGTGATCTTACACTATGTATGGTAACAGATTCATCTTCAATAAGCTGTTGCATAAATCCTTCAGCTTCTTTTTTTGTTTTTGTACTTGAAAACCATCCGGCGATGCGGCGTTTACTTTTTCCATATCTGCTTGATGGCCTATGATAAACTCTACGATAAGCAATGTTTGGATTGTCTACAAGATGGGACAATACAGATTCACCGACACCATTTGACTCGACGTATATCATTGCATCGTTGTACTTTCGTCCCCACTCTGCAAGCCTTTGTGCCATCTGGTATGCAGATATGTGACCAAGGTATTCTGCTGCCTGTTCACACGTGCTAATGTTTAAAACAACCACACCAAAGTTATCACGGTTAGACCAAGATCCAGCAGGGTCACAAAATATAATATACTGACTTTGTGGGTCAGGCTCTTGAAACTGTACCCATGGATCTGATATAACCGAAACGCCAGTCCCACCATCAATCTCTTGCAACATTTGACGAAGTATGTTTTGGTCATACACGGCGTCACCGGTCATGGCCCAGCACTCCACGTCATTGATGGGATACTCTTGTTTAAACTTCTCCATGTTTCGATTACACTTTGGTAACCCACTGGTCTGCAACCAATATGCTTGACTTGGTGTAATAAACTTGTATTTGTCCCAATACTCGGTGACACTTCTATTTGGTATCCAACCTGGTGGTGGCTCAATGCTGTATTCTTTTACCATAGTCCATGGTATAAACACCTTCATCCACTTGCTGTCTGGTCTTTCTGAATCCATACATAGCATATGCAGTTGGTCGCCATGATGTTTTGGCGTTGACTCTGCTACCATGAATCCACCATTTTGTGGTATGGCGTTAAGCACTGAAGCCCATACTTCGTCGCCACCTTCTTCTTGCCATGAAGAAAGCTCAGTTCCCAACACAACCTGACACGTTTCCCCCCGTAACGGCTCATCATCTTGCACTGATGC